GGTTAGTGTAAAATCTTTAGATAACACTTACACTACACATGTTGCACAAATGGCTGAGAAAAGCGCATTGAAAATGGGCCGGGGCTTAACTTCGCCAATATTCCATATTGATGAAGGTCCGTACCATCCAAATATTCGATTAGCTTTGCCGACAGCACTAGCTTCTATGGGAGCTGCTGCTGATGCTGCGAAACGACAGGGTACACCGTATGGCACTATCCTAACAACCACTGCTGGTAAAAAAGATGATGCTGACGGTGCTTTCATTTATAAAATGTTGAGCGAATCTGCCAACTGGACAGAAAAGTTCTTCGATTGTAAAGATATAGAGGACCTACATGCAACTATTCGTCGTAATTCTCATGGTGGTGTCTGTCGTATTAATGCCACTTTTGATCACAAGCAGCTCGGAAAAACCGACCAGTGGCTCAGGGAAAAACTAGAGCAAACAACGATGACTGGCGAAGAAGCTGATCGAGATTATTTTAATCGATGGACTTCAGGTAGTCAGACACATCCGCTGGCGGTAACTATATTAGAGAAAATCTCTAATAGCTACATGTCTCATCTTTATACTGACATTAGTAAACCTCATGGATATATTACACGATGGTATATCCCTGAAGATGAAATTGAAGAACGGATGAAGACAGGTAGATTTGTCTTGGGAATGGATACAAGTGAAGCTAGTGGAAGAGATGATATTTCATTAGTTTTAATTGACGCAGATACGTTAGACGTTGTTGCAGCGGGAACTTTTAATGAAACAAATCTCATTAAATTTGCAGAGTGGGTTTGTTCTATTTTAGTCACCTATTCTAATATCACTGCAATTATTGAAAAACGTTCTACGGGTGTTGGATTGTTGGATTACCTACTTCATTGGCTCCCACAATACGGCATTGATCCTTTCAAACGTCTATTTAATTGGGTTGTGAATGATCCTGTTCAATATAAAGATTATTGGAAAGAAATTCAAGTACCGATTGGCAGGCGCTCAAATGACATTTATGATAGACTTAAGAACTTGTTTGGTTTTTCAACATCCGGATCTGGGGCTACTAGTCGAACGGGTCTTTATACTACTACGTTACAGAATGCAGCTAAACGTGGTTGTGAAAAGATTCATGATAAAGACCTGATAGACCAGATTAAAGGACTTGTCACTAGGAACGGGCGTATTGACCATCCAGTTGGTGAGCATGACGATATGGTAATTGGGTGGTTATTAGCGAATTGGTTATTACATCAAGGTAAGAATCTTTCGTTCTATGGTATCGATAAGGTCATGACTTCTTTTGCACCTAAACCTATCGAAACACCATTAGAAACAGAACGACGTGAAGAACAACAATATATTAGAGAACGTATTGACGAACTTTATAACCTACTTACTGAAGAAGACGATGATTTTATTACTCTGCAAATGGAACATGAATTACGCATGTTGAGTAGACGTTTGATTCTAGAAGTAGGTGAGATTTACAGTCTTGACAACTTGATTAAGCAAGCGAAAGAGAAGAAACGCACGAGGCGTCGTGGTTATCAGTACGGACAAAATAATAGTGTCCAGCCTGATAATGTTTACTTCAATCCAGCTGGCTGTATATCAAGTGAACCTTTATCAGAAGCTGAAATTATTAGAAGGCAATAGCGGCATAGAAGCATAAATGGCATCGGATTATACCGATGCTATTTATGCCGTATACTAACCAGTATAATGCTTCATTGTAAAGGCTCTGAGCACTATGTATAACATCGTAGCAGTGCGCACGCTAGCGATCATTGACTCTGTCTTATTACCAGTAGCTAATTTAACTACTGTTTCCATTTTACTACGTAAAGAAATTAAAATAGGATCAGTGCTTCTAGACGACATGTAAACACCACGTAACTTATCTAATAATCCAGGAATGTCGGTCGTGTTTCTCACAACACCACGTTCTTGATTAAGATAATCAAAACTATGAATTAGTGTTTCATTTAAAACTTCTTCAATAACACCAACACCATCTTGTCTATAGTTTGTAGACATCCACACAAGTGTTTCCATGAATAACCTAGGAGACATTGTGTGCATTAGTTTTTCAATGATAACTACTAGTTCATTACGAATAAAAGAATTCTTATCTGTAATAATGGAGTTAAGATAACGACCATATGCTGTTAAGTTCTTAGTCTTATCACGAAGGAATACTTCACCATCATATTCCACTATTGACGAAGTGCTAATAATCCTACCATTACTATTTTTAACCATATCAAAAATAAAATAGTAGTTCTTTACAATATCACGAATACGTCCCTGTGAATCCGATAAAACATAAGTTACGTCTTTATCTACTCCCATATGCATAATAGCGTCGTAGTGAATACTTGGCTTGTTTGTAATAGGATCTATCTGTGAGCAAATTGATTCGGCTCTATTTCTTAAAACAGCAGCCCAGCTACCATACACCTTAATGGCAAACTTATAGCTTAGTTGAGCATATGCTGCCTCTGCTACTTGTCTATCTGCTGGGTATTTGAAATAATGATACAGTAAACTTGTAATGAATTTATATTGCAAAACTAGTAAAGTATCAATCATACCAGTTTGTTTTTCTTCAGGGGTTAAGTAATGACTATTTAAAATAGCATGACATAACCAAATACAAGATAGATTAAAAGTATCACTTGTAACTTTACGAAATTCTGGTTGTATTTCTTCTAGGGTTTCTAGACGCTCACCTAATGGACCATAATCAATACAAAGCACTTCATCGAACCAATGATCATAGTCCTGCGGCATGAACCTAACTACTTGCACACCTAGTAAATTACCACCAAAAAACTTAATATGGTCCTCATTTTTATTTACAAAGAAAAGTTGATACTGACTAATCTTTTTTAGTAAATGTTTATCGATGACAAGTTTAACACATTCCTCATCAAATATGCTTTTTATAGTTTCCATTATCGACCGCTCTGTTAGTTTACGTACGCGTGATTAATATAGTGAAAATTAACCCAATAGCGTAGCTTGGTAATGTACGTAATCTTCTAAGCTACTAAATACCTTACCACCAAACGCATCGATTAAACTTTCAATTGCGCTAGATAATTTCATTACTTGTTCTGGGTCATCGCTACTACATCCTGTACGATCAATCACGACGATATATTCGCTAGTGGACTCAGGTTGAGTCGATACGTCTTTTGCTATAGAAACTAGGTCCTCTTCATTTAAATCGTCTCTAGACACTCCATAGACCGTCTGAAACGAATCTGTAGGTGGAGCATCGTCTGATGCATCGTTTAGAGTACGAGAAAGTTTTTCCATTAATGCTGCATCAATAGCTTGACTTTCTAACGCACTAACTAAATTTTCGATTGCTACTGGATCTTGAAGAATATTATTAGCAGGTGGCATTGCGCCACCTACCTTAGTATCTTGTACGATATTAGTTTCTTCTACTGGTTCTACTTCACCAGTAAGTTTATCTTTTTTTGCATAGGCAATATTCAGTGCCTTTGTATATATATCAGACAAAGGACCTTTCATTACGATTGTTTGGTTAACACCATCGTTAGGGATTGTGTCTTGAGGGGCATCGTAAGCCTCGACGGCTAATCTCAATCTTAGTAAACTCATAGCGAATTCCTTTTTATTAAATGTAAGAACGTTCACAATAATAACGCTAATTTAATAACTAAATATAATGTTGTCATTTTGACAACACGGCCCAATGAGTAAACTTTAAAGGCTCCAATAGATTTTTGTATTGATTATAATAAATATAATCAAAATTACTTTCTTAAAATAAAAATCAATAATTGAAATATTAATTATCAAAAATACAATTAAAGTAATTTTTTACTGTCATAATCTATTATTTGCAGAAACTAAAACCTGCAATTATATAAAATGATCATAAGCGGTAAGCCTGTTGGGCAGTCTTCCCTTAGTGGATTTTGGGGGCGGAGCCCCAATAGTATACTTAAGTATATTAATTGCAGGTTGTAAAAATGACAACATTATAAAAATAGCCAAGTGAATAGCTTGGCATTTATGCCGTTAAAAACACTATCCTAGAATATCTTAGACATATATAATCTTGGTGAGATTGAGTGGAATTCATTATTCGTTATTGATTTTAAATTAAATAGATTCTAGATTTTTTCAAACATACGTAGTAGTTGCGAGTCTTGATAGAAATATCGTTACTCAAAACACTTTTTTAATCAATGGAGAATGTCATGAAAAACGTACACATAACACCGGAACAAGCTGACGCAGAAGTAAAAGAATATGAAGAAAAGAAAGGTATGAGTATACCAGTCTTTCTTTGTATTTTATCTGTATCTGCTGTTGTAGGATACGCGATTGGATGGAAGGTTACAAAAGCAATCATTGCCGCTAGAAGCTGATTAGTATCCTAGAATATTTCAGACATATATACCTTAGGCGAGATAGTAAAGAAGTATCTTGCCTAAGGGGTTAAATTATGTTTACGAAATTGAAAAATGTCATTACTGAATACGAACTCATGTTCAATGTTATCGGTGGAATGATTATCGGTTCATCCATCGGTAATCTGCTTTTCACAATCCACGAATCCTGTCATCGTTTCTAAGCTAAGGAGTCAGTCATGATTAAGAGTATTGTAATCTGTGTTGTGTCAGCGATTGCTGCGCATTACGCAATCGAGTATATAAACAGGACAATCGCAAACAAACAACAAGGTGACGCTGCATACTGGCGTCAGTAAGATTTAAATCTATTTCAATACTGGAGAATAAAAAAATGAACAAGATCATTGCTGGTTTGCTGGTAACCGGACTTACAGCATTAGTAAGTGCTGGTGTCTACAGTAAAATACAAGAACGCAAGAGAGGTGAGGAAATACGTGCTGCCGAAGATGCGCTAAATACTGAAGTATATACTGTTGAAATCGGTCTGAAGGACATTGCGTTTGTATCTGATGCCGCAAAGATTATCATCTTGCGTAATCGTAAGAATGCAGAAGATTGCAAAGCAGCTAGGGAAGCGCGTAAACAAGAGCATGATTTACATATTGCACGTATGGCGGCTGATCCAGAATACGCTACTCGTTTCAACGAACGTGCGGCAGTCGAGGAAATGAAGGCTGAGATCATCAATGCGATGAAGGCAGAAGTGAACAACGCTGTCAGAGACGCTACTCGAGAAATCAAGTCGTCGATGGATTCTAAACTTCGTCACCTTCGAAGCGATATCGAATGGGACGCTAATTGGAATAGGTACTAAGAAACAACCAGTGTATATGTCTGAGAAAAACTTGATCCTATAATATTTCAGACATATATACTGGAGGTGAGATTTAGTAGTTATATGGAAAGACACTATAACAAACTGTCACCAATGTATATAGATTTGATATTGCCAGCGAAAGCACAATACTGTCGTATGCAGGGGCGAGATAGATTTGGACCGGCAAACGCAAAGCGAAAGCAGCCTAAGCCTTAACGGTTTGCACTAACTGATAATGAGTTAAGAAGTAAGCAATCGGGAGCTTGCTTACTTCTTAACGCTCTTGAAGGGAATCCAATGTGTATCTAGGCGGCGGCCTCGTAAAACGCAACAAAACTTATTTCAAGAACATCCTGGATTATTATCCACTAGGCTATTAGCCTGAGGGTCAGAGAAACGGGTCACTATGCGTAGTGATATACCACTGCCCTCACACGAGTAGCTTTAAAAACCCACACCCTTTTATACTGGAGAAACAAAATGAATGCAATCTTGAATTTAACGCAACACAAAGCAACAAAGGACCAGCTGCTCGCTGGTTTGGTTGATGTTACTGGTGGGTTCCTGCTTCAACTCATAGCGCTGTTGACCTTTGACAGTATGCCGACATCAGTTTTCATTCGTGAGGCAGCGACCAGCATTGCTGATATAGCTGTCGCGCATAGAGAATACGCAAGAGCACTGGGTGAACCACCCATTACCTCCGCAATGATTGGAGGTGCGCCTTACCTGATGTCAGCGCTGGAAGATGCGTTAATCAAGGTCGGTATCATACCGATGTATGCCTTTACGCTTCGCGTAAGCTCTGAGGCAGCTACGGCTGATGGCGGTACTCATAAAGTAGCGGTGTTTCAACATCGTGGATTTATAGTACCAGAGAGCGCTGCCGTTTTAACGCGGGTGCCTAATACAACACTGATTCAAGACTCTAAGTTATCAGTAAGAGTCAAGAATAATCTTACCGACGAACTTGGCGGGAAGGTAACAGTGGATATGTTGTCGAAGATGAGCGACAACGATCTGATGCGGATAGCAAACATTGGCCGGAAGGCCCTTGCTGAAATCAGGAACTTAACTTCCTGATCTATCCGTGCTTACCGAGGGCCATTAGGACATATAACCTCCTTTTGAAAGCCCTCACGCATAAAACGATTTCCAGCCATTAACAATAAGGTTGGTTTTATTTATTGTTAATGGTCTTTTTTATTATTTACATTTAAATCAGGAGAATGCCATGTGGAGAGTTCATGTAACATTAGCAGTAGTTAGTATTGCTGGTGGTGTTCTTATTCTTAAGTATTTTGAAATGAAAAAAGAGTCTGAACATAAAGCCAAGATAAAT